ACCAGGTGTTGCTCAATATCCTAACAGTGATGGCTATGCAATTACATTCTACTGTGATGCTGCTCAAGTTATTAGACAAAAATTCTTAGGTGTTGTTAATGATACATTTAACGATGCAACAAGCACAGGTAATTATTTTATACCAAAACAAAATGCTGTTATAGATCTAATTCAGTTAGACAAACAATTGAATAAGATTGCACAATATCAACTAGTTGGTGTTGCTATTAAATCAGTTGGTGAATTAACATATAACATTACAAGTACTGGTGAAATTCAAGAATTTACAGTAACTATAACATATCATTATTTCAATAAAACAGGTTAATAGGTAATAACAATAAAATATTATAACGCCGTACATAGTTGTACGGCGTTTTTTGTTATAAATATTTGAATGGCAGGTAGTATATTAAATGCAGTAGGAAATGCTACAACAGCATTAGCAACTATTGGTGGGTTAAACCAGCAAGGTACTATTGCTCAACCAAGTACTATAGTTTCAAATGTGGCAGTTCCTGGTATTCCGTTAATTAGTTTTAGAGATTACTTTTTAACATCAATGGAGTCTTGGGTAGCAAGTATTCCACTTAAATCACAATTCATTTGTCTTATACAACAGTTTCCACCAACATTAAACACAGCTTCACTACAAACGTTGGAGCAAGTAGCTGGTGACAAAAAAGGGTGGGACATTGATACAGCAAAAACTGCCTTGGCTAGTTACCCATTTCAAAATGTTGTGGGTTGCATATTTCTTGATGGCGTAGATATTCCCAATGATACAGTAACACCAGGCACTGCATACATTGAAAACAATAGAGGTTTTGTACAAGGTAGTGTTTTATTAAATAGAGAAGCCTTTGCCAATAACAATTTAACTTTACGTTTTAGAGAAACAAACACATCATTTACTGATATGATAATGAGACCTTGGGTTATATTAGCAGCTCATAGAGGTTTTGTAGCAAGAGACCCATCACAGAGTGTTAAAACTAACATAACCATAATGCAGTACTCAACAACATATCAAAATGTTTCCCAAATACCTAGAAAAGTGTGGCAATTTTATGATTGTGTTCCTTTATCAGTAGGTACAAGAGATTTAGTATACACTGAAGGTAATGAAGTTGAGCATTACGATGTAAATTTCCTCTATAATTACTATACTATTGAAAACAGTCTTTACATTCCATTGCCAGATATCATATCAGCAATTAGTAAAGGGAACATTCCTAAAATATCTCCATTACAGAGATGAGTTTTAATTTTAAGTTTTCTACAGACATAACAGGCAAAAAGTGGGACATAAAAGAACCCACTTTTTTTGAGTATAAAAACTTAGCTAAGTCATTAATGCAACCAGACTTATCTGTTGTAGATAAAATATTAAACGATTTTTTAGTTCATTGTTGCGGTGAACAGGTATTAACCACATGCAACATTGAAAAGTTCCTATTACTTTTAAAAATAAGAAGTTTAGTATTGGGAGATAGGTTGGAGTTTGTAGCAAATGATGCATCAGTAACGTTTTCGGTAAAAACTATTATAGACAATTTAAATTCCCCATTTGACAAGTACGAGTATTATGATGGTACAAATAAATTCGTGTTTAACCCACCATCTAAACTGTTACCTAATACAAACCCACTTGATATTATATACGACTGCTTGTATTCATTCAATGATGTGTTAATGGCTGGTAATGAATCAGCAAACAACTTACCTGCATTGCCGTTATCAGAATTCTATACAAGTATTATTGACTACTATAACAATATAACATATACAATTCCGTATATTAATTTAAAAATTAACTTGTTTGACGAGTCAATGATAGCGTTTTCTCAGTCCATACTACAATACAACCTTAAAAACTTGTATGATTTGGAATACAATTTACGAAGGAACTTAAATTTAAATTCACAAGACTTTGCTACATTATCATTACCAGAATGTGAAATTTTAATTAAGTCTTTAAAAGATGAGTTAGCACAAATTGAGAAAGCACAACAAAAAGTTGACAACCAAGGTGTAAACATTAATTAATAGTATGAGCGAGCCAACATTAAATGAAATTTTAGCTAAAATCAAAACTACAGACTTTGTAAACATTTATGTTCCTTCCCTTAAACAAGAAGTTCCTTTTAAACCGCTTACTTTGTTACAGCAAAGAAATATTATAGATAAAGTAAGTAATACAGGTTACGGGTTAGTAGATTTTTTCTTAAACGTTAATGAAATTATAAAAGCAAATTGTGCAGACAGCACAGTATATGCTAAACTAAACACGGTTGATAGAATTAACATTATTGTATCATTAAGAAAAACTTTATCACAAACATATCAAGATGTTGACTTGCAAAAATTGGTAGATAAAAACAAAACGGTTGTATTGCCACCATTAGAACATATAATTGAGTCAGAAAAGTTTTATTTTGAAATATCTGCACCGTCACTCATTGAAGATACTAAATTTAATACATTTTTAATTACCAATTTTAGAGATGAAAGACAGTTATTAGGTAAGTTACTTGTATGTGAAGTGTGTAAATTTGTTAATAAAATTACAGCATTAGATTCAAACACAACATTTGATCTATCTAATCAATCAGTAAAGAATAAATGGAATATTATTGAGGCTTTAGAGTCTAAAAACTTAAAACCAATATTTGATTACATTACTTCCATTAGAAACAGTGAAGAAGAGTTTGTAAAACTAGAAGATACCCAAATTGACATAGGCCCTGAATTGTTTATCTTATGATAAATATTTAAATGGCCGATACATTAGCTGACGTTTTACCTCTATTCACAAGAGTTAACACCGCTTTAGCTAAAAGACTAGAGAAGGTAGAGAGCACTGTATATAACGTAAAGAAAGCTCAAACTGCTAAGAAAGATAGAGTTATTGAAGAGAGTGAGCCGGTAGAAATTGAATCGTTTGGTACTAAAGCATTAGCTGAACTCAATAAGGTGTTCAAAGTTAATGCAGCCCAAACAAAAGAAACAAAAGAAACTAAAACTGCAGGTAGTAGTATGGATTGGTTAAAGAGTTTTAGTCTTGCAGGTTTAATAGGGGTTGCTGCGTTAATTAAAAAATTTATAGATAGTGGTTTCTTTCAAACATTTGGTTTGTTTATAAGAAACTTTCCAGACCTAATAACAGGATTCTTTAAAAAATTTAACGGTTCAGTAAACACACTTTTTTTAGGATTGCCTAAAAAAATCACTGATGGGATTAAAGATGGTATGAAAAAGTCTTTAGGCAAGGAAACGGAAACTGCTGCTGAAAAAGCTGCAACAAACTTAGCTGAAAGTAAATTAGGTAAAGGGGCAGTCAAAGCTGGTCAAAAGGTTGGACAAAATTTATTAAAAACAACAGAACAGGCAGGTGAAAAAGCTACAACTAAACAATTTGAGGAATATTTAGCAAGTAAACAGTATGCTATTAAACCTGGTTCAGAAAAAAGATTAATAGATTTAAGAACCGGTAATCAATTAGAAAGATCTAACAGTAAATTCATATACGAGAGGGAACAGAAACTTTTTCAAGAACAGTTAGGTAAAGCTAGTACCAAAACAGAGGGCGGTGTTTTGTCTAAAATAGGTGGAGCAGCTTACAATATAAGTTCAAGAGTTGGGGAATTTGTTGGTAACTTAGGTGTTAAAGCTTTTGGTAAAATACCAGGCAATAAACAAATTGCATCTATGGTTGAAAGATATGGTCCAACTATATTAAAATTTTTAGGTAAATTAAAACCAGGAGTTGGGTTTTTACTTAAAGTTTTACGTGTACCTGGGGTAATAGATGCAATATTTGCAGGTGCTAATATCAATTCATTAATAAATAAGTACCAGTCTGGTAAAATAGACGAGGAAACATTTAAGACCGAAGTAGCAAGAGCAGGTACTAGAGCGGTTGGTAGTGCATTAGGTCAAGTTTTAGGTGGTATTGGTGGTGGTTTAGCAGGTGGATCTCTTGGAGCTGCAGCTGCTGGGGCCAGTTTAGGGTTTTTAGCACCAATAGCCCCTGCATTAGCATGGGGCGGTAAAGAGGGTGGTCAATTCTTAGGTTCACTTATTGGTGATTTGGCTGGTTCAGGTTTAATAACATTATTAGAAAAAGGCATGGGTATAGGTCAAAACGATTTTGGTAGGGCTACTGGATTAAGCAGAGTTGGGGATGCAGCTAAAAATGCAAGAGACACTTTATTTAACACAATATTTGGTAGCTACACGTCGTTGACGGGAGTAGCTAAATTAGGTTTAGGTCATAGTTTAAGTGGTGAAAAATATTTAAATGAATTAACAGCTGAAAATGCAGCAAAAAAGAAAGAAATGGTAAACGTTAAGGATGTTACTATATCAGCTGGTGGTAAAGTTATTGTACCACATTCAAGTGATACACTATATGCAATGAAGCAAGGTGGTCCAATGGACAATTTCTTTAATAAAAATTTAGAAGCAAATGAAGAAGGAAACAAAATACTAAAATTCCATTCTGATAAGTCTCTAAACATAATGTCTAACCAGGTCAAGTTAATACAAACTACAAACAATTTATTACAAGAAGTGTTGCAAAAAATTAACACACCCACAAACATTATAAACTCTCCAAAAATAACAACTTCTAATTATGGAAACCTCGGGTCATTAAGGGCTTTACAAGGCGTAGCTTATTAATTTGAACTAAGTATATATATGGCAGATCTACCAATAACATTAGGAGCAACATCACCAATACAGTTACCTGCTTTTGGTGTATCTGCTTCAAGTCTTGCACCCAAACAGTTATGGGAGTTAAAAAAACGTAATGCCAATGATACTTTACCAGCATTGTTAAGATTTACTAACAGTGCAGCAATTGCTGGTTTTAATCCACCCACCATAAATGCATCTACTTTTTCAGTTACCAAGGTTTATAGTGGTATACAAGTGGCTAACCCTATTGATGTTGTTAATGACTTTGATTGGACAGTATCACCTAAATCTTCAAGGGTAGAAGTACCTGTAGTATATATGAACGAAAAGCGGTTACTAATGAATAGTAACGTTTCTAACATAGCTAATTCAGTGTTCTCGGTGTTAGATAGTGGTGAAACAATAGCTGGTTCTGTGGTACAAGCATTAGGGTCACAAATTTCAAATTTTATCAATGGCCAAACAACAACGTTTACAGGCAATGCTGTGGGTAATGGTGTGTTGCAACAAGGCCCAGCATTCTCAAACTTTCAATCGTTTAATGGTCTTAATGCAAACTCACCTTTAGTGCAGCCTAATCTTTCACAGCAAATACAAACAGCTGCAAAATATCCAACCACGTCCAACTCATTTTCATTCGACACAATAAATTCATTTTTACAAAACCAAGGGTTTAATTCGTTTACAAATTCAGTGCTAACCCCTTACAACTATTTGTATGCAACAGAACCAACCGGATTTACTTATCAAATTCCATATTTTGGCGATAACTATAACAGTTTATCAAATGATTTTGGGGGCACAAGTAATAATTTTTTAAATGAAGCTGTACAAGAACTTGGTATATTATCTGAAACAGCATTTAAATTAGCTAATTTTATTAAACCAGGCACTTATATTGAAAAATCAAAACAATTTTCAATGGGTGATGGTGGAAGACAAATTACTATAAAATTTCCATTACTTAATACTATATCACAAGCAAGCATTAGTCAAAACTGGCAATTACTTTTCGGTTTAATTTATCAAAACAAACCTGGTAGAGTTACAAGAGCTATTATTGACATGCCAGTAATTTATGAAATAACAATTCCAGGCATGGTATATATGCCATATGCATATATTAACAGCTTAACAGTAAACTTTATTGGAGCTAGACGTTTAATGACCATTAAAGTACCAGTAGCAACATCTAATGGTGATAATTTTACACCAATTACCACTATCATTCCTGACGCCTATGAGGTTGAAATTGGTATAACTGGCATGAATGAAGAAACAAGAAACTTCTTATACGCCAGTATAACACCTCAAGGTGTAACAACCAACCCAACAAGGAATACATAACATGGACTTTGGTACATATCAAAATTATAATTCAAATTTACCTAACTTGCAATTGTATAGGTATGAAAATATTTTTAAAACATATCAAACAAACGATAAAAACAAAGACTACTTTTACAATATTGTAAAAAAGATATTTGTACCTAATGATATAAACAATAATGCTTTTTTTACCACTGTATACCAAGCTAATACACCTTTAACCACATTAAGTTATCAAATTTATGGTACTACCTACCTTTGGTGGCTTATTTGTATAGTAAACAATATACAAAATCCGTTTGACCCAGCACTATCTGGTAAAACTTTAAAAATCATCAAACCTAACTATATAAATTTTGTACTAACTACAATTAGTCAACAGTTACAATGAGAAATGACGCGCTTTTTACAGCACAGCAACAAAATTATTCTTCTTTTCAAGTAGTTATTAATAAAAAGAACTATTTGTTCAAGGCAACTTTTGCTAATGCTGATGGTTATTACGTTACTTTTCAAAAAGATGCAATAATAGACTTAAAATTAACTGAAGTTGCATATTCACCATTTTTACAAGGTCATATAGTTATAAACAACTCTGAAGATGTAATTGAAAGGTTTAAATTACCACAAACAAACAAAGAGTTTACTGCAAACACAGCTCCTGATATAGTAGGTTATAGGACAAGAGGTGATGGAAGAGATTTACTTTACCTTACCATCATACCAATTGATCCAACTCAAAGCCCTACTCAATCCCCATACAATCAAAACAGTTTAAATTACAATAGAGTGTTTTCTATACAGTATATATTTTGTTTAACTGACGAAACTGACGTTGAAACACCAACCGGTAAAGCTAAAAAATACACTTTACATGATTTAGATTACATTATACTTAAAGATAAAAAAATATTCTTTTCCACCACCGATTTGTTACCAAAAAATAATTTAGCATACTTAAATGATTTAAATAGAAGGGCTAAAACAGGTGACTGTTTAAAGTATATTTTACAAAAAGGGTTGCAATCCTCAGGCGCAGTGTTCAGTACACTATCTGGTAACAGTTTAGTTACACCATATTTTGAAAGTGGAGCTTCAACCATATTTTACTCGTCACCAAACGATTATACTGCTTATGACGACTTAATGTATGTGTTAAATTTCCACGTTTCAAACAGTTCTGGTAAAGATTTTTCACTATTACTTAAAGATAGGTTTACTGGAGAGTATACTTTAGAAAGCGTTAGCAGTGCTTTTACTAAAGCATACAATAAAAGTACAGATTCAGGTAAAGAATACTACTTAGAAAACTTAACCATTGCTGGAGCTCAAACGACTAACTCAAATATTATTCAAAATGATATTAAAAAGCCTTTATACGCTATAGAGTTTGGTGAAACCGGTGATGTACAAGAGGTTAAGTTTTTTAATTCGCCTGGTTCAGATTTTCAAGACAGGATAAAGTCTATTTTAGTACACAATTATAATTTTGATTATGCTACATTTAACATTAACTCAGTGGATGGTGATGTTGAAAAGGTTAAAAAAGACTTTACTGGTTTGTATGTACAGCCAATGAAAGGTAAAAACAATTTACCTGCACCTCATTTCATTATTAACAACACACAAAAAACAAATCAAAATTTTGAAAACCATTTTTTAGTGTATCAACAGGATAATGACTTTTTAAAAATAGCAGTTGGTAGAAATGAATTGTTAAAGAGAGCTTTACAATTAAATTTGGGTGTAGAAATAACCGTGCAAGGTGGCTTGCAACGCAAAGCCGGTAAATTTATTAGTATAGATAGAACGGGTAACTATATTGACAATGATTTTGATAGTAAATTTTTAGGCATTTACTTTATACTATCAGTAGACCATCAGTTTATTGGTAATGACCAGTATATAAATAAAATTATAGCCCTTAAAACGTACAGTTTTACTGATCCACAATATAACGAAAACATACCATGAGCTCAACATCATTACTACCGGACTACGTTGGTATTGTGCAAGACACAAGCCTCAATTTTTATAATAATAGTACTGATTTGTTAAACACACTTGGTAATTACTTAGCTGAAATTAACGAAAACATTAAATTTAATAAAAGTTTAGTAACAACAAATGTTTTATCTGCTTATACAGCATTGTATAACGAATTAAATGCAACAAGTTTTACAGTACCAAATTATCAATTAGTAAACGGACAAGTACAACTTGATGGGGTAAAAACAATGGATAACCAGTTTGTTCTCTATTTTATTGAAAAATATTTGTCTTTAATCGACTCATACAAGACAACTATTAATCAAGGCATATTAAACAATAGTTTTTTTGCACCTTTTTCTGATGATATTGGTTGTACTATTGAAACATCTACCATATTAGATGATAGCACCGTTCCTTACTTTGATATATACACCCAAACGCAATTATACCCAATAAACATACCCACAACTTTATTAAACAAAGTATCATTAAACGAAAAAACAATATTAAAAACTTTTAGTTTTTATACTGACCCGTTACTAAGAGCTAATTTATATGGATTACAAAACGGAAACCTTAATAACAACACTGCACAAACCTCACACGGCACAAATTTAATAAATGATGTTTTATATTATAAAAGAGCAGTGCAAAACCATCATGACTTTATGGTGGTAATGCAAGTAGCATTGAATAAAATTTCAGATTTTATACTATTTTTTGAAAGTATCAACCCAAGAGATCAAGACCCTCAAAGAAAAGCAGTATTTTACAGGTACACGATTACTAATATGGAAAACTTACAAGTGCAAGTTGATGCACTTAAGAATGTTCTATCTCAAACTTTATTATCTTCTAGTGCAGTGTTAGGACCTATTTGAGTTTCAGTCACTTCAACGTTTATTATTTTGGAATCCTCTACTAATTTCTTAAGAAGTTCTTCTCTATTCATTAGTAACTTACCTTGAATGTTATTTTGCTGTAATTCCTTCTTACTATCAATATCCATTTGCTTAAGTTGAAACTTAGCGTCAAGATTTTTTTGATTAATCATTACTTTGTTGAGAGTTTCTATAGCCGCAGCTGACGAACTCACTAAAGTAGCCAATGCTGATACATCTTCTGGCGTAGGTGCACCAGCTACATACGTTTTTAAATCTTCAACAAACTCAACACTACCTTTAATTAACTGTGCAGAGTATTGTATAAGGAACTTTTCCATTTCTTCTTTAGAAAGTTCTTGTTTTGGTTTTCCAGGCTTAGGTATATCTACCTTACCTTGTAATTGTTTAACCAAATCATCTACAGCATTGTTTAATTTGTCGTCAGCCATCACAAATACTTATAAAGATATTTATTTTATAACATAGAAACATCAACATACTTCTTACCCGGGCTATGTTTTTCCCATACCCCTGTACTTAAATATATAACACCTTTCAATCTTCTTGTTTTCATTTGTTGTTGTATATTAGGGTGTTGAGATATAGTTAGTAAATAGTTTGCAAAATCGTTTTCACTCATGTTAGCTAATTTAACTGCCCCTTTTTTGGCACTTTCATTATTTTTTAATTTTTTACTTGTTATTAGTCTACCATTATCATTATATTTGTTTTTACCTTTTTTTCTTGTTGAAAGTTCTTGTTTTATTTTTTCCCACCTCCTACTACCATCAAATGTATATCTCCAATTTTTTCTTCCCTCAAATAATCTATTAAGTAACCCAGCTTTATATTTTTGTCGCAT